ATAGTAAAGTTTGTTCAATATCGAGTGATTTGCCAATTTTTACAAGGCCAGAGTTACGATCCTTAATCAGATATGTCTTATAGTCGTATAAAATGCGCAAAACATCTCCAACATCGTTGTGTTCTCCGAATATCTGTCCGTTGGTTATTTGTTCGTTTATGAGCTTCATCATATCGAACCTAAACATAGGATTAAGCCAAGCCAAAAACTCCAAGAACAGATACGGGTGCATCCAAACTTGTCCGTATTTGCCTTTTTCTATCTCTATTACCTTAAATTTCTCCTCCCAACAGTCGTTGTTTGAGGCAAACTCCAAAATATGTATGTACTCTTTGGTAGATTGTGCTTTAAGAAAGTGCTCAAAGTGCTTCTCTTTGTTATCCTCATTAAACTGTCTCAATAAGTCAGTGGCATTAAACATGCCGTCTTTTACTCGTTGGATAACTTCGTAGTTACCCATTTTGATTGTAATTTCATTTGATTTCATTTTCAGAATAAATTTAATTGTCGTTGATATGCTTTTAATCGTTCCTCTGCAATTTTGCAGTATTCTTCGCTCATTTCGCTGCCTATATATTTGCGACCCGCCTTAAATGCTGCCTCTGCCGTAGTCCCTGTTCCCATAAATGGGTCGTAAATAATACCACCTTCTGGGCAACCTGCCAATATCGGTTTTGAAATCAGGCTTTCGTTATAGGTCGCATAGTGATTTAACTTGTTTGGTTTGGTAGGTATATCCCAAAAATCTGAAACTGAACCAGGATTTTTGCCTTTAGGATTATTACTATTCCTAAAACCATCACTAAATCCATTAGTCCCTAATCCGAAATTTTCAGCCGATTTGTTTCTTAATACATTTTCGGTTATAGTTTTATCTCTTATAGCATCCAAATCAAAATAATACTTCTCATTCTTCACCATAAAGAAAAAGTATTCATGTTTCTTTGAAAATCGGTCTGTAACACTTTCAGGCATACCATTGCGTTTTGCCCAAATAATATCATTGCGGACTATCCACTGTTTGTGTTTTGGTGTAAAGTATTTCCTCAAATGTTGAGGTATTTCACTTAATTCAAATTCCATTGTTGAAAAACTCTAAATTTTTTTTGATGTTACTACCCTTAATCCTCTGCGGGAAATATCCCATATTTCTTAGTTTCTGATCTATAATCTTATCTTTGGCTTTCCTTTCGGGCTTGTCGTGCCAATAATCCCCGTCTGCGTATAAGCACCAATCCGGTTCTATAAAAAAATCTACAACCGTAATATTCTCTATCGGCTTTTGCTTTACATAATTAATGCCGCTTTTCTTCAACCAATTTTCTATAATTATCTCAATATCGGTGTCTTTTTGCTTTACCTTATGCTTTAGGGTAAACATTGTAGTACATCGCATAGAGCAGAACTTAGCGTTGCGATATTTATAAGATTCAAAATTTTCACCACACCACTTGCATTTTTTAATTATTTTTGCGTTACGATAGCATGGATTATTTTCACCTTTATATCCCTTACCTCTACATTCTTTTGAACAAAACCTACCTTTATGGGTCTTGTTGATGTATGTATAAAAGGTTTTACCACAAAACTCACATTGACATTCAGTTTTCCCGCCCTTCCAATTAGCGTTACCCTTACCCGAATACTCTGGATATTTCTTATCTTTTTGCATTTATCATCTCCTTTATTACATATTCTTTTTCTTCTTCCGTTAAATCATCCCTCAAAATCCATTTTGGCGATTCGCACCCAATAGCGAAACGATGTGGAATAAGGAGCAGACATTTGTTTTTAACTTCTACTTTTGCTGGTCTTACTTTTGGCTGACCATCTCTTAGCCCTCCTTCGTTATAATCACCGCCACTACCACCTGAACCTGAATAAGTATCACCCAAATTTACCCATACCGTACCACCTTCTTTTAGCTTCGGATAGATAGCATCCATGAGAGACCAAAGATGCTCCAAATATTCTTGATATGTTGGCTCTAATCCCCATTGTCCTTCGTAGCCGTAATCTCTAAGCTGCCAATAGGGAGGGCTTGTTATTACGCAATCCAAGAAGTTGTCTGGCATCCTTGATACGGTATCCAAGCATGGCTCGCAATATATTTTATTTGTCTCAATGTTTTGCTGCATCTGTTTATTTATTTTCATTTGTTTTGATTATTGCTTATTCGTGAAATCATCTACTTATGTTACTCTCGTAATGTGTGTAGTATGCAATGAGACCAACAAAATAGTCAAGACAACAAGAGACGCAGCAAGATTAATTAATTCTTCCATTTTGTTTTAATTTAATTTTCGTCAAAGGTAATAGGTAGTTATGAATAAACCAAATTTTTAGTGTTAAATAATCTTAAAAATTTATAGAAAGGAGCGTAAAACCCATAGGCTAAAGACCTATGGGTTTTCGGCACTTAATTATAAAATCACAACTTTTTTCTCTATTTTGTGAAATTTAGAATAATTCTAAATAACAACCAAACATAACAATTTGTGTTATAATTACTTACATTAAATTATGTTGAAGTAAGCAAATTCTTTCTCTTCTCTTTCGGATAATCAGAAGTTCTTCTTCTTGCTATAGCATGACAGTCTGCACATTTTACATTAGAGAATTTTGATACATTGGTGTAAGTAAATGTTCCTGTATCAAATAAATTTGTAGAACCACAATAAGGACATGTTTCTTCTTTATTCTCTAAGTATAAAGATAGATTTGGATGGTTTTTTATCCAGGGTCTAAGTTTAAGATACACTTTTTCAAGAATTTCAACATCTCGTATATTATATTCTTCCATATAATTAAGTGCTTCCTGATCTCCATTTACACATCTATCCCATAATTCAAAAGATGTTTCTATTTTATGTTCGATACCAAAATATCCAGCTAAATCGTCAAGTCTATTTGATGTAAATTTGAATTGCTTTCTTGCGACACACAGTGTATCTATTATTCTATATGGGGATGGAGGCGTAAGTCCGTTAATAACAAATCTTACATTCATTTTAGGAACATCAAACTTCTGTGCATTATGTGCAATAATAATATTGCTTTGGTCGAATAAATTCCATAAAGATTTTACTATTCTCGAATCATTTTCTTTAAGTGCTTCTTCTGGAGATAATACATCACTCATTACGTAATTATTATTTAGCCACTTCGCACTCCACGATAAAACATACCATTCTGAAATAAACTGATTTGAACCTATATCCTGTTTCCACTTTCCCCATACGTAGGCTTTCATTGGTGCAGTTTCAATATCAAAGATAAGTATTCGTGGTTTCTTGTCAGATGATAATAAGGTATCAAGATAGTGTGCTTCTTGCTCTCTGAACTTTTCTAATTTTTTATACTCTTCGTCGCTGATTCTTAATCGATAGGTCTTATTAGATGTTCGTGGTTTGAAATCAGAAATGCTTTTACCTCTTATTGAGGCTATAAACTCCATCTCTTTTACCGAGATTGAACGTTTTTTGTTTGGCATAATTTTTATTTTAAGTTAACACCAACTAAGTGAACTACCCATAGGCTAAAGACCTGTGGGTTTTACGCTCCTTTCTATAAAATCACTTTTATAATTATTGTATTATATCATTTTGTGTATCATTATTTGAACTTATTTTTGTTGTGTTTTTAGCTTTTTGAATTTCCGTTTCTAACTCAGCCATCTGTTTTGCCTTTTCCTCTTTTATTATTCTATCCCATTCGCTTACGGTAGAATACATAGAAATCTTCTCAGAAGCTGTTTGTTTTGATATAAAACCATTTTGTACTGCTGTTGCTAAATCTTGAATCATTGCACTTTCAGAAACGTGAACATAAGGTTTTATCCACCATTTCATTGGCAGCGTTGCAAAATCAATTGTACTTTTAACTTCCATTCCATAACCGTGAGAGAATATCTTTACAATTTCGTTCAAAAATGGTTGATATTCATTGGCATCAATCATCGCTTTTTCATAAGCAGGAGAATATAATATTTTAAGTGCAGCTGCTGGAAGGTCTCCAGATTTAAGAGAAGGTGGTATAACCGTGAACGACTGTTCATATATCATCTTATATAAAGTATCAATCTGTTTCATAAACGATTCCGAAGCATTCGGAGCATTAAGATAACCAGCCTTGTCATCTCTGCCCATCTCAAGAACCTTTATCGTACCATTCATATCAAACTCTTTTCCAATAGCCGTCTTGCCATCCCCCTGTAAATAAAGAATAGGGAATCCGTATGCCTGATTATTCTGTGCCATCTGTGAAACTGAAAGTTCAAACTCTTCTATAGAATTTTGAGAAGGCGTCCAACAAGCACCATCGTTATCTCTCATATAAGCAACTGGAACAAAAGGAAATCCGTGAGCTTTTTTACTAACAATAGAATAACCATCTATTCCGAATATATTTAATATCCTCTGTGGAATAGTTTTAGCTGCGGATTTTTTATATCTTGTGAGATAGACTTCATCCCAAACCTCCAGCCATTCTGTGATTTGATTCCCATCTTCGTCATTGTCGTAGTATGAACGTGCAAATAACAACATCTTACCAGTTAACGGGTCTCTATGCGGATAAAGTGTGTCTCCGTTCAGGAAAGATAGTGTTTTATATCCAAATTCACCATTATTCATAAAACCAACGAACGCAGAATCACCAGTTATTTTGGTTGATTTTGTAGTTTCATATAAAGCCAGTTCCATGTCTTTTTGTATCCAACCACTTCTGAATTTAAGAAACATCTCTTTTTGTTCTTCTGTCGGGTTATTCACATTAAGCTCAAACTGAACATCATTTCCACAAAGATGTACTATTTGTTTTAGAGCGATAATTTGTTGAAATGCAAATGCAAGTCTTGGAACGCATTCTTTATAAATACGCTTTTCAGTTCCTGTTTGATTACCGTCTTCGTCGAATATTGGAACAGTTTCTTCCTTGTAAATATCAGGATAAACGGTTGGGTCATTAATTGTATGTCCAGAAGGATAAAACTCCCGAAGGAAATCAGCTTGCGTTACCGTTTGAAA